TTAGATGATGCCATGATGGCTCATCTAATGTTTGTAGAAGAGTCAATAAGAAATGTTCAGGATAAAGTAAAAACGGTTAATGCTAATACTTTATTAGAAATTAATCAGGGATTTGAATCATTATCTGAAAGTGTAGGTAAGTTTCTAGGTGAAGAAGTACCTGCATATAAGAAGTTAATTGTTGATACTGAGACAAGAGTTGATAATAGATTTGGAACTTTTAAAGAGAGTGTAGCAGAATCTTTTAAAGACTTTGGACAGGATATCTACAAAGAGATTGCTACAATAACTGAGGGTATTGAAGGAGTAAATGAGCAAAGTCTTTCTTCAATTAAGGAAGATGTTAAAGGTATTGGTGAAAAAGTAAGGGCATTATTAGAGGAAGAACTACCTCAATATCAAAAGTTCTTTGCTGAAACAGAATTAAAAGTAGAAGATAGAATTAGTGAAAATGAAGAATTGGTAGAAGGAAAATTAAAGTCTACTAAGAAAGGTTGTAAGAAGGATATTGAAGCAGTAGAAGAGAATATAAAGGGTATTGAGGAATCTAGAGCAAATACTGAGAAGGGAATAAACAAGTTATTTAAAGCATTAGCAAATGATATTGTTACTCTAGATGAAAAGATAACAGTAGTTGATATTGGTCTTACTTCTATTAATGAGCAGGTTAAGGATAAGGATACTTCGGTTGATAATATTCTATCAGAAAAGATTATAAAGATTGAGAATCTGGTAGCAGAATCAAAGCAATTATCTGATATATTCAAAAGAGATTTTAAGAATAGAGAGATAAATGAAGATAGAAAGCTTCAAGAGTATTCTAGTACTTTAGATTCTTTCTCCGAAAAGATTGAAAAATTAGAAGAGAATTTAGAAGGTAATATCTGTGAGTTGCAAGAGAATTTAGATACTAGTACTACCAAGTATTATGATGATTTAAAATCAAATGTAGGTGAATTCCAGAAAGATTTAGATGATAAGTTAAAAGGAATAAAGATTGATTTTGTTGTAAATGAAAAGCATATTGAAGGTATAAGAAGAGAATTTGAAGAAGTATTAGACAAACTTCAAATAGATGAGATTGAGAAAAAGAATAAGGAACTTACTGGAAAAGTAAGGCATTTAGAAGAAGTACTTGAAAAGTTTGATGATGAGAAACAACAACTTACAGAAGGTCTTTTAAATATACCTCCTAATGTAGATAATTCAGATCCTCTTACACCTTTAGATCAAACATATGTTACTCATGAAAAGTTAGCAGAGCATTATCGTTTATTCATTAATAGAGTCCAACAGCAACTAGCAACCTTTGGTGGTGGTGGTGCTGTTCGTCTTGATGATTTAGAAGATGTTGATGTAACTGGTGGTTTAGAGAATAATTACATTATACAATACAGTACATCAAATTCTAAGTGGGTAGCAAAGGCAGGTAATGTCGGTGGTGCTGGTACTTGGGGTTCAGATGCCGTTGGTGTTAGTACATCTAAGAATGTAGGTATTGGTAGCACTGCTAAAGCTGATGTTGCACTATTTGTTGAAGGAGATATTAAGGCAACTGGAAATGTAAATGTTGCAGGAACAATCACATATGATGATGTACAGCATGTAGATTCTCTAGGTCTCAGTACTTTTAGAAGTGGAATAGAAGTACGAACAGGAACTGCTACTACTGCATTATTAGTAGAAGGTGATGCAAGGGTAACTGGTATTCTGACCATTGGTACATCTTCTATTACGCTTGATGGTGATACTAATGAAATTAATGTTGGTGTTGTCACAGTTACTAATTCGACTATTTACATTGGTGCTGGTGTAAGTATTAGCGGTACTGCATCTGGTATTAACTCTGCACCAAATGTCTTATATGTTGCTAAAGATGGTAATGATGATAATAATGGTACATCAATTGATAATGCATTTTTAACAATTAAATCAGCATGTGCTACTGCACAACAAGGAACAACTATTAAGGTTCTATCTGGAAGTTATGAAGAGAACAATCCTATTGAGGTTCCTGCTTTTGTTGCGGTAGTTGGGGATGACCAAAGACAAGTTAATGTAAGTGGTGCTACAAAGACCAGTAATATATTCCATGTAAGAAAGGGTGTTAAGTTGTCTAACATGACCTTTAAGGAGCATTTGCACCCTGCTGCAGCGGTTTCTTTCCCTACATCGGAGATTGCAGAAAATGTTAATGGTGGTAAGTGGAAAGGTCCATATATTCAGAACTGTACAAGTGACACTACTACTGGTAAAGGAATCTATATTGATGGTGATCAAGCAAGGTCACTGAAAGCAATGAATGTAGATGCTTTCACTCAATATAATCAAGGTGGTGTTGGTGTTGCTGTTACTAACGGGGGATTTGCTCAATTAGTTTCTTTGTTTACTATATGTAATAATGAAGCAGTTAGTTGTGACAAAGGTGGACAGGCAGATATAGCAAACAGTAACTGTAGTTTTGGTACTTATGGTTTAGTTTCTAGAGGAGTAAGTGATTTGCAATATAAAGGTGCTACATCTACTACTGCTCCAATATCTCAACCAAACATCAATGTAAATGTAAGTACACCTACTTTAAATGTATCTAATTTCCAGTATAATCATTTAACTGGTATAGCAACAGTAACAACAACTACAAACCATAACTTACAAGTAGGTATGGGAGTAACACTTTCTGGTATTGGAGTAACTTGTGCTTATGGATCTAAAACATATCCATATCAAACACCATATATCTTTGATGTAGATTCAATTCCTACAGTTAGAAAATTTGTAGTTAATGTTGGTATTTCTACTGTTGCACATCTTTATATGGGTGGTGGTACTGCAAAGATTGATGTAGACAGACCTTATGATGGTCAGTTGGTTTACTTTGACAAACTTTATAGGGAAGTACAATCTATAACAGTTGGTTCAGGTGGTACTGGATATAGTGCTACTCCTAGTGTAACAGTTGATACTCCCACTGGTCCTAGTGGTGAAACATGTACAGCTTTTGCAACTCTTGAAGGGGATAGTGTTGCAAGTATTACTATTATTAGTAGTGGTAATCAGTATGTAGGAACTCCTAATGTAACAATTTCTGCTCCACAATCTGGAAGCAATACCGCAACTGCTACAGCAACTACTCAACCATTATACTATACAATAAATAGTTCAACTCCAGTTACGGCTGGAATTACTACATTAACACTTGCTACTAATTTATCTAATGAAGTAGGTGTTGGTTCTACTGCATTCTTTGCACAGGGTAGTAGAATTATTGCTAGTTCTCATACATTTGAATATGTTGGTGCTGGTAATCAGATTGTTACTGCTACTCCGAAACGAGGTGGTGTTACTAATCAAGCAAATGAAGTAGTTACTACTGATGGTGGTAAGGTTCTTTATACCAGTACAGACCAAGCAGGTAACTTTAGAATTGGTGATGATTTGCAAATCGATCAAGAAACTGGTACAATTAGTGGACGATCCTTCAGTAAGAGTTTGTTCTCAGAAATGACTCCGTTTATCCTAGCATTAAGTTAATATGGCACTCGCACTTAACAGATTTAAAACATATACTAAAGAACTTACTACAAGTAGTCAAACAGTATATACTGCTCCTACAGGTTATACAGGAATCGTTTTGTATGCTCATGTAACCAATTATGGTTCAGCAGCTACAACTCTTACTATGTCTCATAAGAGAACTGCTACTACAACAGAAATTATTAAGGGAGCAAGTGTTCCTGTTGCTGATGCTTATATTCCTTTAGATGGAAAATTAGTATTAGAAACTAGTGATTATATTGTTGCACAAGCAGGTGCTAATAGCACTTTAAAAGTTATTGTTTCTGTATTGGAGACAGCAAATGCCTAGACTTCTTAGTCAAATCAATGGTTCTGGGCAAGTTGGTATTGCTAGTGATGGAACTAGCCTTGGTAATATGAAAGAACTAAACTTTGATAGTAATAGAGTTAAATTAAGTGCAACTGGTATAGCAACGGTTACATCAGATCCTTTAACTATTATAGGGTTATGAAAAGTTTTAAAGGTTTCATCGAAGAAGCAACTGAAGCAAAAAAATGCCCTGATGGGGAATATTGGTGCTTCCAAGACAAAAAATGTAAAAAAATTCCCCGTGGATATCACATAGGTAGAAGCGGATATCTAGCACATGATAAAAAAGAAAATGGTAATGGGAACGGCAACGGAACTAACGGACATGCTAATGGAAATGGGCATGGTGGAAATGGTAATGGTAATGGTGGTAATGGGTCTGGCGGTAATGGCGGTGGCAATGGCGGTGGTGGTGGCGATTGAACGATAAATATGCTATAATATTTGCAATTGATGATCATTATGCCTGAGAAACAAACACTTAAATTTAATATTCGTCAAGACGGCACTGTTTCTGAAGAAGTGAGTGGTGTTGTTGGTAATCAATGTCAAGAAATAACTAAATCTATAGAAGAGAAACTTGGCAATGTAACTTATGTCGAACCTAAACCTGAATACTATCAACAAGAAAATGTCACACTTCAGCACAATCAGAACGAAAATCAAGAACAAGCCTGAACTTATAGAGGCACTTCAACTTCTTCAGTACGATGTTCAAGAGGATCAAGAATTAGTTAATCCTATTAATCATCAGCATGAGAAGGTAAAAGTTGATGTATCTATAGGGAATGATATTGGATTTCGTTTGAATAATAATGGTGAGTATGAATTAGTAGCAGATATACAAACTTGGAAAGATCCAATCCCACCAAAAAGGTTTGTTGAGAAGGTTACTCAACAGTATGCTCGTATGACAGTTCACAATTCGGTTAAGGAATTGGGATTTAAGGTTGACGAAGAGTGGGAGATGGATGATAATAGTATTGAACTTACAGTTACGAGGTGGGTATGAGTGATGAATTGAATCGTATTGCTAATGCTCTAGAAAGGATTGCAGATTTCTATGAAAAAGGTCTGCATGTTGATATTGATCATGCACACATTGATGATATCGGTGAGATACATGGTGATGTGGTAACTCATCCTAAGCAATTCTAATGACAAATAAAATTAATGAAGGAGATCTAATAGCAGAATTATTAACTATTACTGCTGAATTGGGTGGAACAATGGAGAGGATAGATGGATATAAAAGTGAAGGTCGTCAGTATAAGAAAATTGTGATAGAATATGATTCAAAGGAGTGGAAAAGAAATGAGATTTAAAGCTTTAGTTTTTGTCAGATTAAGAGGTTCTGTATCTGATGCTGCTGGTAATGCAGTTATGAAAAATGTACATTTAGTTGCTCCTAGTCTTAAACCCCATTTGTTGAGGATTGGGAAAGCAATAGACTTCTGGTTTGATGCTGAGAGTGAAGAGATAGCAAGAAAAGAAATGGATCTTCTGTCTGATAGGATGCTTTCCAATACTGTGATAGAAGATTGGAGTTATGAATTAGAGGAAACAGAAGAGACTGGTATAGGAAACATATCAAATGACAATGCTGGAACTTCAAAACATGCTTTGTTTGATAAATAAAAGGTAAGGATGCTTACCAGTAATGAATATTCATATAGATTTACCACTTAATATAGAAGTCCCTAACTCTAATGCAGAGTTTAAATTGGGATTGATGTTCAGAGAAAGTCTGGAAAAGGATAGTGGAATGCTTTTTATATTTGATAATGTAGAACAGCAATCCTTTCATATGAAAAATACCAAGATTCCTTTGGATATTGCATTCATTAAGGAAGATGGGACAGTTGATAGTATTCAAGAATTAAAACCACATAATCCTATTCCAGTTTACTCTTTTGGTGAAATCAAATATGCATTAGAAGTAAATAAAGGATGGTTTGAAGAAAATAATGTTAAATTAGGTGATAAGATACTTGAGCAGGTAGTTGATAATTACAATACTTCTGATTGGAGAGATGAATTTAAACCAACAGAATTTGAATCAGTTGATATAATTAAACCAGAACCTATGGTTTCACCTAAATCAAATATTCCTTATGAAGATTTAGGTGAAGCAACTAGGATTGCTCCTAAGGTTGGAAATATAATTGATGTGTATTTGGCATGGAGAGGATCAAACTATATGATAAAAATGTTTTTCCCCCAAGTTACTGTACCATCAAGAAAAGATATTAGGGATCAGGTTCATAAAGTATATCCAGGTGCTAAGGTTTGGAATTACGAGGTGTCTACATATAAACCAGGTGAACCCTTATTAATGAATTAGTATGCCAGTACAAGATGAAGTATATCTAGGTAATCCCCTCCTAAAGAAAGCTAATGTTCAGCAAGAGTTTACAAAAGAACAAATTCTTGAGTTCATGGCATGTAAGAATGATCCAGTATATTTTGCAAAACAACATGTAAAGAT